GTTCTCTACACGTAAAGTATTCATGTTCGTAACACCTAGGTTACGAAGTGCCTGAGGAACGTTGGATCTGGAGTTACTCATATACATTTACCTGTTATTATTATTGACGTTGTTACGTCTACGCTGAGCGGCGTTACCTGCTTTTTTTCTTATGGTTTTTGGCGAATTTGGTTTGTTTGGTTTGTTATTTATTTTCGTCTTGTTTAGTTTATTCGCGAGAGTGTTCGGTGTGTTTGGTTTGTTTGGTTTTACAAACTTGACGAAATTTATGTTTCTTCTATATAGTGGTTGTCGTGTAAATGGATTTGAAACGATATTTGTGTTTGGGTCAAGACTGTATAAAGTGTTAATATTAGTGATATTAGTATATTTATTTTTCGTTTTTATCCAGTTTAGAAGTGATTTTTCAGTTAAGTACCTATTGTATCCGAGGTTTACGGCAATATTACCGACACTAAAATTATACCTAGATATAGGATCGTTACGATTAGTGTTTAGGGGTACGTTTCTACGTACTATAGGTCTAAGTGGTATATGTTCAAAACGTGTCGAACTATTCTTAGTAATGCTTAAACCAGATCGTTTGAGTGATTTTGGTATGATTCTAAGGTTTGGGTTACTATGTATATAAATGGATGTCAGGTTTGGAAGACGACCGATCTCATCTGGTAACGAAGTTAACTTATTAAAGCCTAAAAGAATTGACTCGAGTTTTGTAAGCTTACCGATCTCTTTTGGTATCGATGTTAATTTATTAGCAGCCAATCCAAGAAACGTAAGTTTTTTAAGGTTACCGATTTGTCGTGGTACCGATTCTAAATTATTATCAGACATTCTAAGTACTTCAAGTTTTGTAAGTTTACCGATTGATTCTGGTAACGAGTTTAATATATTATCTCCCGAATTTAAAAACGTAAGTTTTTTAAGGTTACCAATAGATGATGGTAATAAGGTTAAATTATTACCATCCAACTCAAGTACCTGTAGATTTTTAAGGTTACCAATAGATGATGGTAACGAGTTTAAACGATTACCATCCATCGAAAAATACACAAGGTTTTTAAGTTTACCGACTGAATCTGGTAATAAGGTTAAATAATTACTGTTCAAATCAAGTTGCTCTAGTTTTGTAAGTTTACCAATAGATGATGGTAATAAGGTTAAATTATTATTGTTCAAATCAAGATTCCTAAGGTTTTTAAGGTTACCAATAGATGATGGTAAATTGGTTAAGTTTCTATTTTCTAGAACAAGGGATGTAATATTCATGTTCCTAACACCAAGGTTACGAAGTTCCTGAGGAACTTTGGATCTGGAGTTACTCATATACATTTACCTGGTATTTTATCTCCGTAATATATAAAAGGTATAATGCCCAGACCAAACAATAATCAACAAATAAACCGTAATCAAGTTAATAAAATAAGAGCTAGGGAAAGTGTAATTACGAAACAAATTAAAAAACTCATGGGAAAAGAAGCCGTATTAGCGTCTAAGTTAAATAAGGTTCAAGAGGAAATTGAACTATTAAGAAAGGAAGGTTCATATATGTATAATCACAAACAGAAGTTATTAAAAAAATTACAAAATAATAATAAGTAATCTCGTTTATTATACATTTTTATGTATGTTTATGATAAGATGATAGTTGCGTTACTCCTCCTTATCATAAACGTGTTTTTACTACTCAACACGAAGGAACCACAGGAAATAACCGAGGTTCGCGAAAAGTATAGAATTCTCAGGGAACATCTCATAGAAACCGATAATAAAAAGTTTGAAATGTTACAAAAAGAAGTACCCATAACGGTACACCACAGGATAAATAGAGGTGCGATAGGGTACAATACAAATAAGGGGAATGAAATAGGTTTGTGTATAGACGGAGATTCGAACGAAATTTTCCATGTTCTCATACACGAACTCGCACACTCGACGGTCGACGAGTATTCACACAGTAAAGGGTATTGGAAAAATTTCAAGGAATTAAGAGGTATATGCGTGAAATTGGGTATATACGAAACTATACCAAAAAAGACGAAATTTTGTGGTAAACATGTTCAGGATAAATAATCTAACCGTATAGTAATAATTAACATGTCTGAAACCGTAGCATCGAATGTTCAAATACTACAAGCTATATTAGCTTGGGTAGCATACATGTCATTATCTAGCGTACCAATGTTATCGAATAATTATTGGGTCAATGTAGTGACACTTTTCTTTTTAATACCAAACTTTTTGCTCTACGCTATGAAAGGTGATAACTTGTTAGCCTTCATGGCTATAGATCAAAGGTTTATGTTACTGACAACTATAGCCGCGACGCTCTTCGTTATTTTAGCATCACAAGCAACTAAAGAAGCTAGCAAGAATATAGAAAATTACGGTAAAACTACGAAAAGTACGGGTAAAATCCTTGCACTTCGCGTAGTAAGTTTCTTATTTGGTTTACTTACTGCTTACATACTTCTCAAACGAAATGGTATGTTTGCTAATTCTAATAAATCTGATTAAGCGTATCGCCTAGCAACATAAAATGCTACCGCGGCAACCAAACCGGTTGACGCTAACCCAACAACACTTCGGTTCCCTTGGTCGTTAAGAAACGATGGTACGAAGTTTGCGAGTTTTTCTTGAACTGGCTTACTAATTGCTATCGCAGTACAAACCGCGACGACGAGAGCTTGAAACTGTTCATCAGTTAAATTAAATGGATTTTTATTCTCGGGTGCCTTCTCTGCCTTTTGGACAGGTTGTTGCGCAGCCATCATTGGTGCTTGCATTTGCATTTGTGTCATGCGAGGATCTTGAGCCATCATTGGTGGTTCTAATGGTGCTTCTGGTTGACCTATAATTTCATTAATTGGTGTAGAGTCCATTGTCTGTTTATTTTCACTCACATTTTTTTCCGTCATAAAACTCGGCATTTGTTGTTGTTGCTGTTGTTGTATTGGTGGCATCTGAGGTATCTGGGAAGGTCCAGAGTCGTTTGGAATAAAATTGGTAGACTGGTTATTATTTAAATTAACCATACCGTCTCCATTATCAGAAAGATTCATCGTATAAACGTCCGTCATATATTATACATGGGTTTTTCGTTTTTTTGTGTTTACGCATTAGCCTGGGTTATTGTCGTAAAGTATAATTAGGGTATAAACACCCAAACGTTTTTATAATTCTAGGTAAATCGTTTAATTCGTCGTAGTTAGACATGTCATGATCTACGTATATTGTTTTTGTATGATGACATACGTCAATTAATAGTCGATACCCATCGTCATCACTCGTTTGTGGTGCACCTATAGACCTATGGATATCTATATTAAGTTCGTTATAAACTGGATATATATTTTCAATATTTTTGATAGAAGTCTGAGAGGTTAAAGTTGTGTACATTCGTTTAACAATTGTTCTTATCATTTCTTCTTAATAACTTTTAATGCAGTTGTTTTTTTAACCGCGTTTCTATCACCAAGTTTCATGTTACCGTGTTTCGGGTTAAACATCTTTTTATGCGTTTGCCAATACTGAGGTGCGCCAACCTTAAAATTTTTTCTAAGTTTTGCTTTATACCAAAATACACAATCTTCTATCCTATTACTCTTAGACGTATTATCCAATACTAAACACTCGTAATTCTCGGTACATGAATCCATGACTTTATTAAACATCTCGAATGTTGGGAAAATACCGAAAAAGGATTTATACAATTTCTCACGGTTTTGAATGATATTTTCACGTAAAATAAACACGTAATCGACGTTTGCCCTGAGCGCAGGAGGTAAATCCATACAATATTGCATGGTTAGCATGAAAAATATCTTCCAGTGACGCCCGTTCATGAAACACTGTCGGATACACGTATCTTTCATAAATTTAGAATCGTACATACAATCGTCTAATAACAGAAACGCACCACAGTTTGTTCTACCCGCACCTACTAATTTTTTCTGTCTATCCATAACACGCTCAATAGCTTCTCTATCGTAATCACCATATATGAAAAGGTCTGGTACATACTGTTGATAATAATGATTACCTTCCTCCGTTGCTGATAAAACTATTCCAGCTGGTAAATGTTTTTTATGGAACATTATATCAGTGACTAAAGTTGATTTACCCGTGTTACGTTTACCAATAAAAACACACACTTTATCATCGGCCATGCCTTCGGGTTTGAATTTTCGAAGTTGAAGATTCATCTATTGTATCGCCTCGTTTTATTTTATAAAATTTTACTCACATACAATAAGAATGGCTGGTAGAATAAAGCTTGCCGCTACAGGTACTCAGGATCAGTGGCTTACAAGTGAGCCTGAATTTTCACATTTCCTGACAAATTTCAAACGACATACGAAATTTTCAACAGAAGCTATAGAAATTCCCTTCGATGGTGAACCTGATTTTGATACATCTATTGAATGTCGTATACCCGATAACAAAGGAGATCTCATCAGAAGTATGATGCTTAAGTTTACTTTACCTCAACCCACTGGTACTCCCGGTTCGGGTAAGGATGTTAGATATAATAAATCTATAGGTTCTCGTATAATAGAATATGTAGATTTACGTATAGGTGGTCAAACTATTGAACGATTAACTGGTGATTATATATACATGTACAATCAAATACATCATACACAAGATGATACCGATCAAAGCCTTTATTTCTTATCTGGTCATAACGGTTATATACCGGTAAGTTACGATTGGGACTATAATGTTATGTTACCGTTTTACTTTTTTAGACATCCAAGTTTAGCTATACCAGTCTGCGCACTCACAAAACAAATGGTTGAAATTGAAGTAAAATTTAAACAACTAGAGGATGTTACGGTTACGTATACAACAGCATCTAAAGTAATAGAAGATCCACCTTCGGACGTATCATCTTCAATTAAAAAAGTATCTTTAGTCACGGATTTCTTTTTTGTTACGGAAGACGAGAAAAATTTTCTATTATCGAGACCAATTGAATATGTTATTACACAACTTCAAATGTCACAATTCAAACTTAAAGTAGGAGAAACGAAAAAATCTGGAATGCTTAATTTTAAACACCCGGTAAAAGAAATGTTTTTCATAGCTGAGAGTGATGATGTTTATAAATATAACCCAATTAAACACGTTACTATGAAATTTAACAATAATACGATCATTGACGCTAATAATTTAACGCTAAGTTATCAACACCCTTTAAAATATTATACGGGTAATACTGGGAATAATTTTGGTGTGTATAGTTTTTCATTAAAACCAGAAACATATTACCCAACAGGACAGGTTAACATGAGTAGAATAGCACATAATATGATAGAAGTAGAACTCGATAGTCCAGATTCAAGTTTTGGACATAAAGTTTACGTATACGCAGTTAACTATAACGTGTTACATATAGAAAGCGGTCTCGGAGGTTTAAAATTTTAATATATTTTATAATTAAAATACAATGCCTTATAAAGACACAACCAGATTACCCATTTATACTGGGTGGATGTCCAAAATGACTACACAAGAAAAAAAGAAATTAAATAAACTCAAAAAAGATTATTTAAATGTGTTTAAACTATCGGATAAGATCGAGGAAGAATCTAATAAATACACTAGAAAAATATATAAATTGAAGAAACCCACTGCAATACAAGTGAAGAAAGCACGTGCTCTCAGAAATAAAGGCTCTAAAACTTTGAAAAAAGGAGCAGATAAGGCTTATAAATACGATATGTATTTGGATACTTTAGAGTTGAAATATCTTAATAAAGCACAGAGAGCTGGTGTTTGGAGAAGTTGAGTTTAAAATTTTAGTGAGTTATACTAGTAATGGCTGGTCGTGTTCAATTAGAAACATCCGGTCCACAGGACGCTTTTTTTACAGATGACCCCGAATATACGTACTTTGTAAAAAATTTTAAAAAACATGCCAATTACGCCTCGTTTACAACGGACTTAGATGTTGAAGGTGAAGTAGAATTTGGAAATACAGTGAGGTGTACTATACCTCAAAATCAAGGCGATCTTCTTAAAACTATCAGTTTAAAAATAGATTTAAACGCAATAGACCAATCCATAAAAAGTTCTTTACACTCGAATACGACATCCGTCGAGTGGAATGAATCTATAGGTCACGCAATGATTGAATATATTGAACTTTTAATTGGTGGTAAAGTTATTCAAAGACTTACGAGTGATTTCTTAGCCATATATTTCGATAATTACGTCACACAAACAAAACAACATTCTTTATCAAAACTTATAGGTAAACCACCGGATGAACTTTCCGGTACACCCGCTATGAGTGCCACAATAGGAAGTTACCCGGGGTATGCCGAACAAAATATGTTTGTAGACATACCCTTTTATTTTTATAATAACCCAGAACTTGCTATTCCTATTTGTGCTATAAATAAACAAGAAGTTGAAATTATTGTAAAACTTCGTGATATCGATCAGTGTATTCATTCAATTAGAAGTGATAGCCCATACGCCGGGTATATTTTATACACGGGACTCAAACCTACAAATCTTATAAAAAGTTTGAAAGTTACGACGGAAATGGTATCGTTAACAGATCAAGAA